TTGATCTTCGTCATCGACGCACGCATCAACCGCATCACGCGGGAGATGAAACCTAACGGCGGCCAGTCGATGCGCGACGCCGTTGACCGTATTGAGAAAAAAATCGACGGCCACATCGCGTGGCATTTGGAGGATAAGGAATGAACTCGTGGAAAGACTTAATGACTTTCATCAACGACCACCCGCTGGGTGTGGCGTTGAAGGTCTTTGCTGCAACTGGATTGACCTGGGTCATCGACAACGTGGGTGACTTCGGTTGGCCCCCGGTGCTTGTCGTTGCTGTGCCCCCGGCGTTGGTTGTGCTTGTTGACTGGTTGAACAAGCAGAACAACCGCTTCGGTCGCCAGGATGCCTGAGACGAACTTCGCTCGTCGCTTGGAGAAGGCTCTCGAAAAGCGGTTACCGGGCAAAGTTGAATACATGAGTACGTGGGACAAAAAGACACGGGGCATTAACTGGCGACGGAAGAAGAACCCTGTGGCTCTCATGTGCCACCACACAGCAGGGGCAGTGACCTCAAGCACCCGTCCTAATCATCCTGGAAATAAGAAAGGCGCAAACAAAGGCGTTGTCAACTTCGTCCAAAACCATTACCGAGTCCCCGCTGCGAACTTCACTATTGACAGGGACGGCACGGTCTACGTGCATACGGCATTTCCTTGCTGGCACGCTGGCCGTGGCTCATTCAAGGGTGTGGACCGTTTTGCTCGTTTAAACGTACCCGACGACAAGGGCAACGATTATTTCGCTGGCGTGGAAATGGTTTCCAAGGGCTTGAAGAAGGACTTTACGCAGGCTCAGAAGAAGTCCTGGGGTGCCTTGGCTAACGCCATGAAGGATGCCGCTGGTTGGAAGGGAATGTGGATGCGCCTTCCAAACCACAAGACGTGGGCACCGAAAAGGAAGGTAGATTCCAAGTACAGGTTGTCTACCTTGCGTAAGTGGGCTTCCAAGTATGGGGTTGTAAGTGTCTAACCTGAACCAGATAACAGAGCGAATCGTTGAACGGCTTGGTTTAAACGAGATACCTGGTGGCAAGGTTTTTGCACCGGACTCACAGTCTTGGGATTGCAGCCTCGGCGCTTTGACGTTTCTGTTTGCTATGTCAGATCAGAACCCGATGATGAGGGAGACTGCTGACTTCCGGCGGGAGCGCATTGACACTGAGCGCACCCCGGGTGAGCAGTCTTTGGATAGTGGTTTCTGGATTCGCTCGCAAGAGTCGTTCCATTTAGGTGAGGGGCTTCGCTCGGCTGAGCCTCTTGAGATTGATGAGAGCGAGTCTCGGTTCCGGTACAAGCAGGGCGGTGGCGTGGACCCGTGGACACCGGGGCAACTATCGCTGTTGAACTCCACGGAGAGTATCGAATCTATTACGACGACGTACATCGAAACTCTTGGAACATCGTCGGGCATTCTGGTTGCTGACGATGCGGGTGTTCACATGACGTCCCTTGCCGGGTCGGTGTTGTGGACGTACGCGAACGCGAACATCCATTCGATTACCACTGATGGTGACAACTGGTATGCAGGCACAACCGGTGGCGAGATTTACTCTGGAACTAATGCCGCTGGTAGCGGCACGTTGTACAAGAGTTTTGGTTCGTCAGCGAACGTGATGGTTCGCTGGGTTAAGGGCCGCTTGATCGCCACGCATGGGAACTCGGTGCATGAGGGTGCTGGTGGTACGTGGACTCAACTGGACCCGGGTACTACGTTCCCTTCTGGCTGGTCGTGGGTTGACATTGCGGAGGGTCCGGCGGCTATCTACTTGGCTGGGAACGCTGGTGATTCGTCAGCGATCTACAAGATTGATGCGACTGCTACGTCTAGTGCTGTGTCTTTGAGCGCCCTGGTTCAGGTCGCTGATATGCCTCGGGGTGAGACTTTAAACACCATCTACGCCTACGTTGGTGGGTTCCTCCTGATCGGTACTGCGTTGGGTTCTCGTGTTGCCGCATTGAACGCTGATGCGACGTTGACGATTGGCCCGTTGGTGCACCTGTCGGATGATGGTGTGAAGGATTTTGTTGCTGTCGGGTCGTACGTTTACGCAGCCGTTGGCAGTAAGTGCAATAAGGGCAATCGAACTACTGCCCCTGGTCTTGTCCGCATTCACTTGGGCCAGAACCTCAATGACTCGGCGCTGGATTTCGCTCACGCGAACGACTTGTTCGTCGATGTGACTGGCTCATGTGAGTCTGTGACGTACTCAAATGACGTGCTTGTTCTCGGTGTGACGGGGGCGGCTGGCATCTACAAGCAGTCGTCATCCTTTGTGTCTGAGGGTTGGATTGAGACGGGTCGTATCCGTTTGGGTACGGCGGAGGCTAAGACGTGGCGTGACTTGCGGGTGCTTAATGTTCCTGACTCGGGTGGCTCTGTCATTGGCTACGCCAATCGTGACGAGGGAACCAGTAACCCTGAGACGTGGCAGCAGGTGGTGTTCACGGATGGGACTCGCTATGACCGGACGGGCAAGGTGTCGTCTAACCCGAATGAGCCTGCGACGGATTTGTTCGTGGCGTTGGAGTTGACGGCTTCTACTGATTTGAGCCAGTCCCCTGTTGTCTCTTCGTACAACTTGAGGGCCATTCCTGCCCCTTCCAGGACACGCTTGTTGAAGGTCCCGGTGATGATGTTTGACCGTGAGACGGATAAGGCCGGAAGTGTTATGGGCTATGAGGGCTATGCCTTCGACCGTTTAAACCTGCTGGAAGCATTGGAGCAGGAGTTTGCTGTGGTTCCTTTTACGGACTTCACGACGGACGAGAAGGTGAATGTCTACATCGAACGGGTGTCGTACACGAGGACCACTCCCCCGGCGGCTAACGACGGGAATAACGGTGGGATTGCCACCCTTTTGTTGAGGATAATCTAAGACGCTAGAATATGCAGGGTGTCACTCGGCCACAGGAGCACCCTGAAAACCCGTTAGCGTGGCTCTCAGGGCTTATTCGGGCTGGTCTGGCCTCTCCTCATACTGCATCTTTTTGTAGCGTCGGTAGGTCCGGCCCCCTTGGGGGGTCCGGCCGACGGATCGGAAGTCATTTATTGGCTGGTAACAGGAAGGACACAAGTCGACAGTGAACTCCTGACGACGGTGTTCTTTGATGACTACGGTCAAGGCGTCACTTGCACCACACGGGTCGCATACTTTTGTCGTCACATCTGCCATGCCAGTTACGTTACCAGTCTCAAGCCTTGAGACGAGTCGCCTTCATCCGTGTCGCGCACATTGGTGGGAAACATCGGATTACCGGAAAGGATGTTGTTCCTTTCCACCCGCTCAGAGTCAACGCCGATGTAGTGCTCGGTGATCCTGGTGTCGGAGTGGCCAAGCATGGAACTGACGCGCATGAGGGCACCGCTGTGACCCTCGGCTCGTAGTGCGTTGAACCATGCGCGAGCACCACTGCGACGCAGGGTGTGTTCCCCCTCCCCGGGTGCATCTAGGTCAAGAGCGTCAAGGGCACGCTTGGCGGGGCGGTAGGGGTGGCTCATGGGCCGCTCAGGTCGCAACGGGGTTGGCCCATCCAGGAGTACCCGCTGCCCGTCGACCCACGTGAACTTCTGTGAGAACTTGGCTGGCACAAGGAACCAGTTGGGTTGCAGGTCGCCTTGATCCTGCCGGTACCACGACAGGTACCTGTCCAGTTCTTGCCGTAACTCTTGGCACATCGGGAGCGTGTCCTCGTCTTGTGTCTTGTGCCGGTAAATGTGCACGGTGGCATCAGTGAAGTTGACGTCCTGAATCTGTAGCGTGCGCAGTTCGCTGCCACGCAGGAACAGGAATAGTCCAAGTGACACAACTGCACGGTCACGTGGATGCTTGGCTGCATCCAACAGGGCAGGAAACTGCTCCACTGGTACGCGCATACGACTGGTCCGTGGGACCCTGACGTTGGACAGGTTCACGGTGGGATCGAAGTCCCGTGGGACCATGCGTACCCGGCGCATCCACTGGAAGAACAGGCGCAGGTTGCTGATGTAGAGGTTTCTGGTCCTGGGTGACCAGTCATACGTTGATAGAAGAGTATCCATATCGGATGCGTTTAAACGCTTCACGGGCTTGTTGCCCCACACAGGTGCTGCTTTACGCAGCACTTGGGTTCGGTTCTTGATCGTGTTCGGTTTAAGACCAGACGCCTGCAAGTGATCCATGTATTGGCTCATCGCGGCTGAGTAAGAGAAATGCAAGGTATCCTCCGGTGGCTAGATTGTTGCAATGCAGCATATCACAACATTAGTGATACGTGGGCACCTCGGAGGACATTGGTGCCCTGGGGTTCAAGTCCCCCCTCGGACACAAAGTGCCGCTATGAGGCGCTTTTTGACCCTCGGTAGTTAGTTAAATAACAAACTACCGGGGGTTCTTTTTTTATTTGCAACGTAGTGCTATTCTATTGTTACGGGGATCGCAATGAAGGAGGAACCATGGCTCGGGCTAGGTTAGTTCCAAGCGATCAAGAACTCAAACGGTTACTTGAGCGTGGCTTTACCCACGACGACATAGTTGAACACGTATGGGACAAAGAACGTAAGCGAGTAAGTCGGTCTACTGTGTCGGCCGCCATATCTAGGGCAGGACTATCTGAGACACAGAACCGGTACACCGACGAGATACCTTGGCGAGTCAGCGGCAAGCATCTGCGTGACTATCAGCCCAGGATGCTGCGGCTCTTAGGCCGCAGGCGTGCGGGAGAAACGCTGAACGATTTGGAAGAGTCACGATTGGACAACTGGCTTCAGATGTTAGAGAACGACAACGCGGTCGTCGCATACGATCCCGAAGTCGGATTCGGGTACGTCGACAGGGCACCCGAGGACCCGACGGATGTTCCGATCCATAAGACACACATAAGGTTTATTGAGTAACTCCCGCCTTGCGGCGGGATACCCCCTTGCCGGATTCGAGACTAGGAATACGCCCCCCCCTACCCCCCCAGGATTTACTTGGGTTGGCAGAGGGGGCTTCCTAGTTTCGTCCGGCTCATGTGCCGTCATCTCAACTGAGGTTTCCGCCCCACGGATGTTCCGCACCAATATTGTCCAGCCGACACGCCGTCAATGCAAGGTAACTTTAACCGTTTTACAGCGTCAAACCGTACGTTGGCAAACTATTGATGCACGAACCCTTGCATTGCAGGGTACCGTCACTGTATCTTTGTCCCGCAGACCGGAAATGCTTGATTAGATATCCGACGCGGGGAGGCGCAATGGATAGTGTGATGGACTTCACTGGTTTTGGTGGCGCGACCGTGCTGAGCAGTCGGCGTGCCGACGGCACGATCATGGTCATCGCCCACCCAAGGGCAAGCAAGCGTGATTGGGACCGGGTATGGAATCGCCTGCCGGACATTGAGGTTGAAAAGTTCGACTACCACATCAGGCCCGACGGTACAGAGGTGTACGTCATTACTCCTGCCGTGATGGTGCTCCCCAATAGGCGGGTGGGTTAGGCCCATGACCGTGAACATGCTGGATCAGACTGGACGGGACTACCTGTCCTTCTCGTCGCTGTCCACGTACGCCGACTGCGGGGAACGCTTCTATTGGGAGCGCGTGCGAAGCGTGCGCACCGATCAGGGCTGGTGGCTGCCAGCAGGCTCTGCATTCCATACCGCCAGTGAGTGGCTGGATCGTGGGACCACGCTGACGCCGGAACTGGCATGGAGCGACGCCTTCCGCATGGAACTGGACCGCCTAGACGAACTGCCTACTAAGGCAGGGGGGCGAGCCTCCAAGGAGTTCCCGAACAAGGAGGACGCCGACTTCTGGAACGCCAAGGCTCCGCAGTGGTTAGCCGATTACGTCAACTGGCGCAATGAAATGTTCGATGCGGGATGGTCCTGGTTGCAGGTACGCGGTGAGGACGCCATTGAGGTGCCCGTCACGGCGACGCTGTTCGACGTGGAGGTCAAGGGCTTCATCGACCGGATCATGGTGTCCCCCGATGGGGAGGTTCACGTAGTCGATATCAAGACCGGCAGCCGTGAGCCAGCCAGCCTGCAACTGAACGTGTACCAGCATCTGCTTGAGGTCGTCCATGACGTGCACGCCAGCCACGGTGCGTACTACATGGCACGCAAAGGCACCACTACTGAGCCGAAGTCTCTGTCCATCTCCATGGAAACCATTGCCCGGTATTTCGCATCAGCCAAGAGAGGCATTGAGTCAGAGATTTACCTGCCCAACGTGGGGATGCTGTGCGGGACGTGTGGAGTGCGCCAGCACTGCTCTGTTTTTTCGGAATGAATGCAAGGTATCACTAGAGTAGAGAGGAAAACCCAATGAGTGCACCTGACTCAACCGTCATGCAGTTCAACTTCAAGACCCCGAGTGGTGGTTTACACAACATCTACGCGGAGTCAGTGGCCGAGGCCACCACTCTCCTGGCGGAGTTCCAGGCCGAGGTAGTGGCTGCCATTTACGAAACCGAAATGAAGATCAATGCCGCTTACGCGGTCGCCTCACCCAGCAGCACACCCACCTTGCCTGGTGCTGCCAAGGCCGCCCCCGTCGCTGCTGCAACAGCGGCCCCCACAGGGGACGTGCCACTTGGACCCGACGGAACTCCACGGATCGCCAAGTCCGGCGTTTCTGCTAAGGGTCCATGGAAAGCATGGATGACGAGCGCCCGTAAGGGTGAACCTGGCTATGCCGAACCCATCTGGATTCGTCGTGGCAGTCCAGAGTGGGACACCCACCCGGCGTAGTCAGGTCCACAGACGGTGCGGGGTCGGGGCTTACCTCCTTTCACCCGACCTCGCACCATCCACGAAGGAGGCAACATGAGCGACAAGTGGACGTGCCCCCACTGTGGGGCCGAGGTCAAGCCGTCAGGCAAATACCTCATGCGTTGTTTAAACACCGAATGTGATCGGCAGTATTCGTGAGGCTTCTCAGCCGAGCCATTACTCAGCGGGACGTGAGCGCCCCGGCGCTGCCCAACATGTTCACGTCACTGCACGAGCGTGGCATATCCATCCGTAGCGGAGAGGTGTCGATGCTTGCTGGCCTGCCAGCCGCAGGCAAGTCGATGTTCGCCCTCGCCCTTGCTGTCCGCAGCAAGGTCCCCACGATCTACCTGTCCGCTGACTCCCACCTGCACACACAGTCGATGCGTCTGATTGCACTGGCGACAAAGACTGAACAGTCTCAGGTGGAGCAGATGATGGAGGACAAGGAGTGGGCAAAGGAGTCGCTGCTTGAACAAGACTTCATGCGTTGGTCGTTTAACTCAGCACCCACGGCCAACGACATTCACGAGCAGGTCGAAGCACACATCACTCTTACCAGCCGACCACCGGAACTATTCATCGTCGACAACCTGACCGACTGCGTGGTCGATGGTGACGAGTTCGGTGTCATGAGGTCATTTATGAAAGACCTCAAGTTCGCTGCACGAGAGTTCGGCATGGCTGTGCTGGTGCTGCATCACACGTCCGATGCGTACACCCTGGGTTACAACCAGTGCCCACCACGTCAGTCTTTGCAAGGCAAAGTTTCACAGACGCCAGCCCTGGTGCTGACGGTGCGTGCACAAGAGGACGGGTTTCTTGCTGTGTGCCCGGTGAAGAACAGGTATGGCCGCTCTTCCCCTGACGGCAACGATGCGACTTGGTTCACGTATGACCCTGCCCGATGCGTAGTCGAAGAGATACCCGGTCAGGAGTTGCTACATGTCTAGCGCGTCTAAACGCAAGGGGTCGATGTATGAGAACCAGTTGGAGCAGTGGTTCATTGATAACGGCTACGACACTCAAAGGCTGCGACTATCTGGCAAGGAAGATCAGGGCGACCTACACACGCGCCTGTCTGACAAGTCATATCTGGTGTGGGAAGCCAAGAATCGCAAGCAAACCAATCTTGCAGAATGGGTACGTGAGGCTGACCTAGAGGCAGCCAACCATGAGGTCAAACGCAAGGTGGAGTCTTGGCCTGCCGTCGTGCACAAGAAACGCATGGGTTCTGTTGGGGAGTCCTACGTCACGATGCCATTGGCCACGTTCATGGAGTTCTTGCGAGCGAAGGGGGTCGTGTGAATGACAACGACCTGGACCTGGACATTTACGCGATCCTCGAACACTACGGCTGGACGCTCCCCGCTCCCCGAGGACCGTGGGTCAACGTCCGCTGCGGTGAACATGATGATGCTCATGCGTCGGCCACGATTAGTGCTGATGCGGGGGCAGTCATCTGCCACGCCTGCGGTTTCAAAGGCAGCGCACTCTCCATCGTCATGCGAAAGGAAGGTTTAAACGCACGTGATGCTTACAGCCACGCAGCGCGACTCTCTGGAAGAGACGACGCTGACCTACGCTTCTCATCTGCCACAAGCCCTCGCCTATCTGGACAGTCGGGGAATCTCAGAGCGGACCGCCCGTACGTACCGCCTCGGCTACGTGCCTCCGAATCACAGTCTCCCCGGCGACGAACAGTATGAGGGACGCATGGCTATCCCCTTCATCACGACTGGTGGTGTGGTTTGTGTGAGATACCGCAGCATCGACCACAGCGAACCGAAGTATCTGACTCGCGCCGGGGACGAGTCCACTCTGTTCTCCGTCACCTCGCTACTGGATGACACGGACACCATGGTCATCACCGAAGGTGAGATTGACGCTATGACCTTGAACCAGATGGGTATTAGTGCGGTCGGGGTCAGTGGTGCGAAGGCGTGGAAGCGGCATTACAGGCTCTTGTTTGAGGACTACGAACGAGTCATCGTCGCCTGTGACGGCGACGCAGCGGGGAGAGATTTCGGTCGGCAAGTGACCGACCAGATACAGGGAGCAACTGCAATCTCCATGCCTGATGGTGAGGACGTCAACAGCGTTTACACCACGCACGGTGAGGAAAGCGTACGAGCAATGTTGAGGTTGATATGAATGGACAAGGCGGAAGCACAAGCAATGTGCGAGTTGTTACACCGGATCGGATTCACAGTCCTGAGCGTGGACCTGGACAGGGAGACGCTGACTATCCGACCGCTCCCGACGAAAACATGACGAGCCAGGAACTGGCCGCCTTCCAACAGAAGTTCAGTGAATGGTCACGGCAACGCATACTGACCGACGGCTTACGTCAGTACGACCGTGGTGATCGCCAAGCGTTTGAGGACCTGGACTTCCCCACCCTCATCACGTACGCACAGGAAGAACTGGCAGACATTGTGAACTACGCAGCGATGTTGTCGATCAAACTACAACGATTGAAAGAGTCAGTATGAGTGACGACCTGATCTTTGTAATACCCGATCTTCAAATACCCCTGCAATCGAAGGGATTTTGCGATGCCATGGCGCAGTGCATTGACGATAATCATGGGCGCATCAGCAGAGTTATCACTATCGGTGACGAGTTGGACTTTACGAGCATTGGACGATGGAGTGACGGCACTCCTGCGGCGTACACGAAAGCACTAGGGAAGGAACGTGACGAGTGGGTTCAGGTCGCCAAAGACCTGCAAGTCACGGACACTATCCGGTCCAACCACACTGACAGGCTCTACAACAGCGTCATGCGGAAAGTCCCTGGATTGCTGGGCGTACCGGAGATGGAACTGCCGAACTTCATGCGCCTACCGGACCTCGGTATCACCTTCCACCCGAAGGGGTTGCGTTTAAAGGACTTCATTTTTTTGCACGGTGATGAGGCAGGCACCAGCCAGATAGCAGGGACCACGGCGAAGAACCTTGTCAATAAGACTGGTTTAAACGTGGTGTGTGGTCACACTCATCGGGCGGGGATCGTTCCTTACACGACGTCGATCAACGGCAAGGTCACTCGGACTTTGTTCGGTATCGAAACCGGTCACTGCATGGACGTGAGCAAGGCTTCCTACGTTAAGACACACAACTGGCAGCAAGCCTGGACTGTGCTGTATCCCACGGGTTCGACGTTTACACCAGCCCTCATGCCCGTCGTAAAGAACGGCTTTACGTTTGAGGGCACTCGTTATGAGTGGTGAACGCAACGTATCTCTTGTACCAATCGTGGCACGCAACGTGACCAAGGTCGCCAAGCGTGTGGCTCGGTCGCACGAGGGCTACACATCGACCGATGACCTGATTCAAGAGGGCTGGCTGTGGGTCCTGGACCATGAGCAAAAGGTGTGGGACAACCTGGATGATGAAGCCATGGCAGACAAGGCATTCGACCGTTGGATTTACGCACGCTTACGCACACACATGCACCGGCATTGCATTAAGCAGCGCATGTTGCAGGATGGTACGAAGCCTGGTGACTACTACGTTTACACGTCCGCTGTGATCGAAGCCCTGATCCCCGATGCTTTCGATACGGAACCCATGCCTGGTGGTAGCAGCCATGATGTGAACGTCATGCGTGGCAGGCGTGCACCGAATGAGGGCAACGAATACATCACCATGGTCGCTGACATTCAGCAGGCTTTGCAGCACTTGGATGATGCTGATTACCAATACATCCAAATGCGTTACGGCGATGGTGGATTGTCGACCGAAGTAATGGCCGTGCATTACGAGGTAACTCAACGAGCCGTACGGTTCCGTTTAAACAGCATCGTTCGGAAGATGCAAAAGTTCTTGGACGGAGACAAAAAGAAACAGAGGCGCTACTCCAAGAGCAACGCCTCCGCTATCGCCTCCACCTCTCGCATGGAGGACGGTTCGTTCTAAGTGCCCCGTGTGCGCAGGAGCCGGGGCCACGCTCCCAACCACCACATCGCAGGTGAAAGGAGAAAATCCCTGCGTGGGTTGCGACTTTAGAAAGGAACCGTCAGTTCCTGGTGAAAGGCAATGCGCCTCACCACTGCGTCCAGTTCCTTAGCCTTAAGACCAGGTGTCGAACCGTCAGGCTTGCCTGGTCCGGTGACGATGACGTCACCCACAATCGGGTGTCCACTGCGGCCTAAGCCCCACGCAATCTCGTTGATGGGTAGGCCCTTGGGGATTCCTTCATCATCGACCCACATCAGCAAGTCATCTTGAATGCGAACGACGTTGCACATGGATGCGACTTCATCCCGTAGCCGACGTGCTTGAGCCTTCTCGTCACGGGGCCAGTTGTGCACCGACCACGTTCCGTCCGTCTTAATCTTGACGTACTTGAGCATCAGTCATTTCCTTTCTGTTCGTCGAAGAACAGGCCACTCTCTGAGTACGGCTTGAGTAGGGCGCTCCCCTTCTCTCGCTTGCCTGAACCTGCATGGATGTATTCCTTGCCCCTCTTTGCTGCCCTGCGTTGAGCACGGTTCAAGGGAGGCTGCTTAACGATCTTGTAGCGACTCACTTGTCCTCCTTGTCATGGCACTTGCACTTGCAAATGAGATACCCTGCGTTGCGCCCGTAGCAACGGTCATGGTCCGGCTCTTGACCTACCCACTTCTTGCAGTACGCCGATACAAGTTCGTGCCGCTTCCAGTTCTGCATGAATGCAGCCTATCACACTTGCCTGTCATCACCTTGCACCGGGTCCCATTCAATGTCGCCGCACGTGACGAACTCGCACGACGCAATGTCACCCTGTTCCCCTTCCTTGATGACCACGTACTCGTCGCTCAAGCACTGCGGACAGGTCAGGTTTAAACGCACTGGCTCGTATGCTCGTTCGATAAGTTCTTCCGCTGTCGGCTGGTTGTTGGCGGTGTCATCTACGGGAGTCGGCAGTCGCAGTAGCGACCCGCACGATGGGCACATCCCGTCTGTCAGGTACAGACCAGGGAGCCTTGTGTCGGGATCGAACACGACGCACGCATAGAACATCGTGTTCCCGCACAAGCACTCATGGGTTGGTCCTGCCCACCGATGATCGTCAACAATCTTGCCCATTGAGAATGGGTGATCTAGCACGTCCAACGTCCCCCGTACCAGTGGAACTTCCCTGCCCACGGCCGATCGGCATGGTGCCCGTCAAGGGTGCGTCTAAACGCACTCGTCTGGAGCCACGGGTCCCACTTGTGCACTGATGTTGCTCGCAACTCACGCGCAAATGCTCGCTGCTCTTTCATGGATTCGGTAGAAAGATACGTTGCAATGTCACCACTGCGTACCATCCAATAGGTCGCTCCATTGGCCAATGGCTGGTTCATTTGGTATGCACCCAGGTACTTCCGTGTTGGATTGCGGGACCACCAGTGGCTGTTGCTCTCACGCATACGCACGCAATGCTCATACTGCACGTAGTAGTGCGGCAGCGGGTAGCCACTCGGGTCGGTTGAGGACTTATGGTTTGCACTGGCTTCGGGTGCCATGAACATGGACGCACCCAAGATTACGGGGAGCACTACGGCTGCTACTCGGTCAGACCTACGTTTAAACATCGGCATTACCTTCCTCGTCGTGCTTGTTTATTTGCAGGATCAGGGCGTTTGCGTTCTTGCTGGCTGCAAAGACCACGCCCTTGTCGATTGCTTTCTTGGCTGCGTTCTTGGTAATGAATGGGCCGTGCAGGTGGACGCATACACCTGGGTCAACGACCAGCACGTACCAGTCGGTCCTCTCGGCACGAAGTCGATCTACTGTTCGTAAGACGTCAACCGCCAGGTCGTTGGCACTAGGCGCGGGACTGTCCAGGATCGTGGCTATGGCGTCACGTTCTTTCGGCCGGATAGCCATTAACTGACCTCGTTAAGTTTCTTGGTGGCGAGCCGTGCTTTCGCACGCTGCTGTTCTTTCGCCTCGGGGGATTCAAACCGGGCGTAGTAGCACTGCGAACAGTTGATGCTGTAAACGTGGCGGTACGGGTCATCTACTGGCTGTGCGACTCGCACAAAGTCGTAGTCCGGCTTGAGGTCGTGACCGTTCTTGCACTTCTTAGGTGACTGGTGACGCCAGTCCTCGTTTAAACCAAACCAGTGGGTGTTCGTAGGTTCGACGACGCTGACCTTGAGTCGTCGTCGTATGTCTGCTCTTTCCTCCGCTGTTGTGCCTGCCCAGAAACCGAACTCTTCTTGGTGCACTGACCAGTTGAGGCACTGCTTGAGGATCGGGCACGTGCTACACATCCCCTGCATCTCGGCTAGTTGCCTGTTGGTGGGGTACTCGGTGAAGAACAGGTCGTACTCCCCCGCGCACGCCGCATGTTCGTAGTCGATGGTCGGCATCAACGCTGCAAGGAGCCAGCCGTAGCGTTCGTGTAAACGCCACGACCAGCGCCTCGGCCAGACGCCCAGGTGATTGGGTTTCGTTGCTCCCGGTGGTTGCTCAAACGCGATCCGGTCATGTGACTTGCGTCCCAAGGCTGCTCCCAACTTAGATGGATACGTTGCAATCAGATCTAACGACCGAACTTGGTCCAGTCGCCATGGCTAATGGACAGGAATCCAACCTGCGGATCGGGGAACACAAACGCAAGCGCGTCGATGCTCGCAATCTCCGGTGCCAGGTCGTCCAACTGGACGCTCACCCACTCGGTCACGTACCCGGCACGCTCTTCCATGCCACGCACCTGCGCGAGCACCTGGGGGTCACTGATCCAGGCCACCTCACCCACGACACTCTTCTGCCAACTGTCCTGGGAGCGCACCATCCATGGATACGCTGCATTGAGGTCGTTTACACGCAACTCATACTGCGCGACAGAAGGATCGGTCTGCGCTGGCACCAGGTCGATGCCGTCCAGGAAGTGCGGGTTCAACGGCTCCCCCGTACGCAACGTGCCGTACACAAACAACGGCACCGGTCGATTCCTACTCGGTGTGATTCTCACTGCTACCCCTTTCTACGTCGGCTATTCCTAGGTCGTGCATGGCGGTCACGAATGCGTCGTCGTCCATCCATTCGTGGATCGACAGAGGATCGCTACCGTCTACCAGGTGGTACCGCCATGCGATCGCACGCTTCACGTCAGCGCGTGCATCCTTGGTCCACTGAGCCTTGGCCAGCAGGCGAAGCACGTGGGACGCATCACGCCCCACGTACTCGCTGCCACTGGCAAACGTCAGTCGAATCATGGATAGCAGGGTACCACACCTGCGCAACAGACTCATTACTGCGACTCGCCCCACATCAACTGTTCGTCAGCCTCTGCCATCATCTCAGCGACTGCCTCCCGGTCATCCCACTCCCACTCAGAGGGAGACACGGGCGTGACCTCGGGAGCATTGGTGTAAACACCATTGGCGAAGTCATACCCTGCAATGACGTGCGGCTTAGCAGTGCGACGCGCCTTGCCCTTGCCCTTGGACTTGGCCTTGCCCTTTGCCTTGGACTTGGCAGCACCGGTACCCAGGGTCCAGCGGTCGGACTCTTTGGACTTGGGACGTGATGCGTTTACACGCACCCGTGGTGCAGCAGGCACCGGCTCGAACAACTCGCTCGAAACGATGACGCCCTGTTGAATCTGCAAGTACGTACCCTCGGGTAGGTCTTGCGTCCACTCCAACTTCACACCTGCCGCATCGACTGCTTCCTTGAGAATGTGCATCGTTGATCCGTAGACGAACGATCCATTCTTGGTCTGCCCCACCGCTAACGGTGAGCCATGACCACGTGCCAGGTGCAGGGTTTCCACACTGTCCCGGGTGTCGTACCAGGCCAGAGCAATGCGACCGTGCAGCATCTCTAACGCATCGGTCACCGGCAGGTCACCGTGTGCCAGCAGTGCGAAGATTGCTTCACTGTCGACCTCACCATGACGGTCGACGTCATCGCCCAGCATGGCGAACAGGTCGTCGTCGTGCCCGTAGTCCAGGGTCCCGTTGTGGGTGCCAATAATCGTGCCCTGTTTGATCGGGTGATTATTGAGCGGGTTAGCGGGTGAACCCTTGGTCGCATACCGGGTATGCAGGATGCGCGACGTCGCCTCGGACTTGTGGTGCCCGTGCTTGACCCACGTCGATGCGGGCACTGCGGCTTTCTTACTGCGCACTTTGCCGTTACTGAGCCACGCTGCACCACTGGCGTGCTTGCCACGTGCCTCACATTCCATGAGCAGATACCCGGCCAACAGGTCGGGGTCGATCTGCCCGTGATCCTTGGGGTTCAAGCAGAACCCACCGATTCCACACATAACTACCGTCCTTTCGTTTCTTACCGATAATGAATGCAGTGTATCACACCTGTATGTCAGGCATGTTGTAAGCAGAGATGTTGACCAACGTCGGATAACGACAGACGAGGAAACAGAGGGTGCGTTTAAACGCGCACCCTCTGCTCCTGCCACCAGCCACTTCCCAGGTGACGGACCTCCACCCGTTGCACCTCATACGTCGGTGCCGGTGGTGTCTCGGTCCGTTGCTCCGGCTCCCACCACAACACGTCCAGGACCCACGAACCACCGTTGCGGTCGGGTCGGTGCGTCACTGCGGGACGTAACCGTTGCGGGTGCCGGTCGGGATGCCAAGTGCGGTCCAGAATCGACACGGCGTTTAAACCCATGTGACCACTCGGCCGCCACTCGTACCGCTCCTGGAAACGACGCATCACCTCGTTCTGAAAACGGTGCACGATCTCCGACACGGTGTTGAGGTTGCGCGTTTCTTCGCTCCCGCTCCGCATTCTCCCGCTGTGAGGTTGGAACATCCACGACACTTGCCAATAGGGTTGGCGGTCATGCGACACGCGACGTGTCACCGACACGTCGGCCCAGCGTGGCCTTTCCATCGCCCACCACCGACGGTTCCGATCCCACACCGAATAACCGTCAAGTGCCTCGGGAATCACCAACTGCCACCGTTGATACCGGGTGAACGAATCACCCTGCACGTCAACATTCCGGTCCTCTGCCCGATGCCACCGGAGATGGTCGGCGGCCACAATGTCCTGCCCGATACGCCTAGGCATGTTTAAACACTCCCCTTCGTTGTCGATCTAGTCACCGATCTGGCAACCATTCGGGAACCCCGACCCGGTGAGCCGGGGTCCCCTGATGGTGGTCAGACGCGCTGTAACGAACGCAGACGCGCCAGCCGGTCCGTGGTGGCCGGTGCCACCGGGTCGGTCGGTGCAGGTGCAGACGGTGCCGGTGATCCGGTCCCCCGACGCTCCGCCCATCGACGGTGATCCTCTGAGAGGAACCCCATGTCGACCAACCAGGACAGGTAGTCGCCATTCGTCGTGCGATACGTTGCATTCGACTCCGCGTGCAGACGGGTGGCACGGATGTATCCGACCCATCCCATGATCTTGCGGAAGTTGATCGAACCGTCACGTTGCCGGACCTCAAGCGTTCCTCGCTCAAGGAACCATTGCGTATTGACCGCGTAGCCGTGAGACGACGCCACGCCCGTCAGTGCCCGGGCGTCACCCGATTGGGCGGCCGTTACGAACCGATCCCATGCGGACCCCGACAGGACCGCGCACCATTCGGAATACCGGCCGCCACGTTCCCGACCGGACCGGACCAGGGTGTCGGTCACGTTCTGGCGAGAGGACCAGATACGTCCCCACCTGGCGAGAGCATCCTGCCCGATGGATGCCATTTCCATGTGCACGTGCAAACCGGCCGTGCGACGTGCACTCTGTGGCCGGAGGACCCGTGCGCCAATCTCATTCAGCACCCGGGTGACCGTCGCCAGGTCCTCAAGATGACGCGGGTCATCCCACGTCAGGACCGGTGACACCACCTCAACTTTCCACGGAAGGCGGCCATTCGTCGGAATGGTCACGTCATCTTTCACCTGCCATTTCGTGTAGTCCCGACCGGAGTACGAGGCGGGAATCGCAGGGATGTTTAAACCCGCTGCATTCAACGCATCTGCCACCTGCGAATGGCGCAACGGTGACGCCATTTCCAATTCGATCCCAAACGTGAGCGCCATGACTAAGCCACCTCCGTCAGACGGAGCGAGCACGGAATGCCGGTCCCATTCGGATGATCCCGGCCGCACAGAGGTGCGCCAGATTCGATCTGAGACGACGACAGGCGAACCCGCACATCGTCATGGATGCTGCACGACACCAAACGCATCCGACTCCCGGTCTGTCGACGTCGACCCTATTGGATCGCTTCGGCCGGGTAGTCCCCGACCTCCGCCACGTAGTCATCCACCTGCCGGAAGATGCCTTCGGCGCGAGCGTCCGTCGGGTTCACTGTCCACCCGTCGACGATCCATCCACGTGACCGGAGGAACCCTGCCCTACGGTCCGTCAATCGACCTGTGCCGACGATCCGTACTCTGTCGATCAGGTACGCCAGGACCGTCGCCACCTCTGCCGACTCTGCCAACAAAGGCGACACAAGCAGCACAGTGCGCCCATCTTCGTCGCGGCCGATATCGGCCACACGTCCCGACCTGGCACGCTGTGCCGGGTAGGACGGAAGAACCGCGAGCGGCTCCCCATTCGTCATGCGGCTCGCCAAACCTGCGAGCCACTGTTCCCGATTCATCGGGTCCCCTTTCGTTGTGTCGGACCACCTGTCCGATTCCCACCATTGCAAGGTACACCATGCCCGATGTTCGGCACGTTGAAACGCACCACTTCGGCCAATCGAATCTCGCCACCTCCGATCCCGCCAGGTGGGTGCACTGACTGTCCTACCGGCCGTTCCTGGCATTTCGTGGCACATGGTGGGTGGCCGGGTCGATTCGTGTCGGAGGTGGTCGGGATGGGTGGGGAACTTGAGCGGCAATCGACCGGTGTCGGGATCGAAAGGATGGAAGGAGAGGTGGTGTAAACGATCGACCCGGGCGATTTTAAACCTCGCGTGCTATTTACTGTACGTATCACTTTACATGTGTGGCCTATTTCGGAATGGGGGCAAATATGGACATATTGGGTCAGTTTTAAAGTTTTTTTTGGTTTTGACTTCCTCTACCCCCCTTGAGGTAGGTATTAACTTAAGTGGAGAGTGTTTTATTTATTTATTAGTGAGCGCCGCTAGGCGCGAGCGCGGCGCTCTTTGTGTTTATTAATTAGGGCGGCCTCCTTGGGCCGCCCCTATTTGTGTCTTTAAATCATTAACCCGGCTCTAACAGTCGTCGCCGGGTTTATTACTTACTCACTGTGTTCGGGATTGGACTGTGTATGCCTAGAGGTAGGAAGGATGGTCAGTCTCAGGAGGCTGTGAAGGCGAAGTTTCTGGATGAGATTCAGAAGGGTCGCAATATTGGTGAGGCTTTGGCGGCTGTGGATCGCGGCCGGAAGGCTTACGAGAATTGGCGTGCGACGGACAAGGTTTTCGCTGGGAAGGTGGATAACCTTCGGGGCCGCGTCTCGGATGCTTTGGCGGTTTTGCGTGATGGTGGGTTGCCGGAGTTTCCTGAGTTTAGTGAGAAGTATTTGGATGCCCCGGTTTTTCCGCATATGCAGAATGTGGTGGATTTGTTGGAGGGCCGTGATCCCGGCTGGTTGCATCCGGCGATGAATTGGGAGCGTAACGAGCCGGACTTGGTGATTTGTAACGTCCCGCCGGAGCATGGCAAGTCGACTGTGTTGACGATGAATTATCTGTGTTACCGGATCGTGAAGGACCCGAACATCAGGATCATCGTTATCTCTAAGACGCAGGCCATGGCTAACAAGTTCTTGTATGGCATTAAGACCCGGTTGACGCACCCGAAGTACGCGGAGATGCAGCAGACGTGGGGGCCGCAGGGCGGGTATGACGCGAACTCGGAGTCGTGGTCGCAGTCGATGATTTACGTGAACTCGGATTCGCGGGATAGCGGCGAGAAGGACCCTACGGTTCAGGCGCTGGGCGTTCGTGGGCACGTTTATGGATCGCGTGCGGACATAATCATCTTGGACGACTGTGTTGACGGCACTAACGCGCACGAGTTTGAGAAGCAGATTGAGTGGATTCAATCTGAGGTGATTTCTCGTATCTCGGCCAGTGGCATGTTGCTGTGTGTTGGTACCCGGTTGCAGTCGAAGGACTTGTACGTGGAGTTGCGTAACCCGGCTCGGTACCCCGATGAGACTTCCCCGTGGTCGTACTTGTCGATGCCAGCGGTGTTGGAGTACACGGACGACCCGCAAGAGTGGACGACCTTGTGGCCGAAAAGTCATATCCCTGAAATTGGTGCCAAGGGTGAAATGGCTGAGCCTGATGCTGACGGTTTGTACCCAAAGTGGGATGGGAAGCGTTTAAACAAGAAGCGTGCCCTTATGCAACCACGAACGTGGGCGATGGTTTACCAACAGGAACAGGTAAACACTGAGGCGATCTTCTCCCCCGATATGATTTCCGGCTCCGTTAACGGTGCACGGTACGCGGGGCCGGTCCCCAGGAACGTGCCAAGTGTGCGTGATGGGCGCGGCGGTGACGGGCTGGTGTACGTGATGGGTGTTGACCCGGCTACGTCGGGTTGCACGGCGGCCGTGGTGATGGGCTTGGACGTCGCAACGCAGAAACGCTACGTGATCGACGTTTACAACCAGGCTGGTACGACGCCGACGCAGATGCGGGAGATGATTACTGGCTTTATTGACTCGTACGGCCTGTCTGAGGTTCGTATTGAGAAGAACGGCTTTCAGGGTTTCTTGGTTCACGACACTGAGTTGAACCAGTACGCGGCTAATCGCGGCACGATGATCCGGCCTCACTTCACTGGCGTCAATAAGCATGACGCTGACTTTGGCGTAGCGTCGATGACTGCCTTGTTCGCTGGGTATGAGGACAAGCAGTGCATGGTGGAGTTGCCTTCGACGCAGAACAGCGAGGCAATGCGGCAAATGGTAGAGCAGTTGTCCACTTGGCAGCCTGCCGCACCTAAGAGCCAAAAGACGGACATTGTTATGGCTTTCTGGTTCGCGGAACTGGCGTGCAGGGACCGTGTGGTGACGTGGACCGGAGGGGCGCACCGCAAAAACGAGTTCCTGACTCCGTGGGACTTACGGCAACAAAGAACATTCTCGTTAACTGACGCAGAAGCGCATGGTTTGTGGAAACCAGTAGGAGCGGCATGACAGATTTCAGTAAGGACCTCAAGAAAAAGTACGAACGCTTGAGGTCTAACAACGCATCACGCGATGCTCGCATGGGTCTAGTGCGTATGATCCGCCAAGGACGCATGAACGAGGTCTACCCTGACCTGTTCCCGGCTGGCCCACTGAACATGGGCATCGTTGCGAACATGATCGACGTGGCTGCCCACGACTTGGCAGAGGTTTTGGCTCCGCTTCCGGCGTTTAACTGTGCATCATCCAAATCAGTAAGCGATTCGGCACGAAAGTTCGCTGAGAAGCGCAGCCTCATTGTTCAGGGATACGTGTCGCATAGCGACCTGGGTCGCCAGATGTACCGCGCCGCTGACCAGTACTTCACGTACGGTCACGTTCCCTCGTTGATTGAGATTGACGACGAGAACAAGATGCCCCGCATCACGTTCTGCGACGCTCTCGGTGCCTACCCGGTGTTTGACCGCTGGGGCAAGGTTAAGGAGGCGATGTTCTCCTACACCCTGACCAAGGATGAACTGCTGGATAAGTACCCGAGCGCCGCTCGCGTGCTCAAGCCGCAGCCCGGTTCGTACAACATGGATAAGAGCACGCACACAGTCGTGCGTTACCACAGTGCGACGCAGAACATCATGTTCATGCCCGAGAAAGACGGGTTCATCCTGGAGCAGTACGCGAACCCTGTGGGTATGTGTCTGGCTGAGTGGACCGTCCGGCCGACAGTGGACGGAGAACCCCGTGGGCAGTTTGACGATGTTGTGGGCGTACAACTCGCTAAGGGACGCATGGCGCTACTGGCGCTTGAAGCGGCAAACAAGAGCGTCCAGGCTCCCCTGGTGCTGCCCCCTGACGCGCAAGAGTTGGCACTTGGACCAGACAGCGTTCTGCGTACGGCGTCCGCCGAGAAGGTACGGCGCATCCCGCTAGAGGTGCCGCAGTCTGCGTTCGCTGAGCAGGGTGTTCTGGATGGAACTGCGTAATGGCTCCCGCTACCCAGAGGTGCGTACCGGTAACACCGACAACAGCATCGTGACCGGCCGAGGGGTGCAAGCACTCATGGGCGGATTCGATACTCAGATACGCGCTGGGCAAGCGATGTTCGCCAAGACGCTTGAGAACTTGGTGTCCAAGGCACTGGAACTTGACGACAAAATCTACTCCGATCTTGAGCGCACCATGCGCGGGAACATGCAGGGCACTCCGTACGAAATCAAGTACAAGCCTGCGCGTGATATCAAGGGTGACTACACCGTTGACGTGCAGTACGGACTCATGGCTGGGCTTGACCCCAACCGTGCGCTCGTATTCGGCTTGCAGGCACGTGGAGACAAACTGATATCCCGTGACTTCCTGCGCCGTCAGATGCCGTTCGCTCTTGACGCCACAGAAGAAGAGCAGATGGTCGACATTGAAGAGATGCGCGACTCCCTTAAGAACGCCGTAGCCGGTTACGCGCAAGCGATACCCGCGCTCGCTTCACAAGGGCAGGACCCCGCTGACATTTTGGAGCGGGTCGCAGAAATTATTGCTGGACGCGAGAAAGGGCAACCGATTGAGAAGGTTGTCATGGAGGCTTTCGCGCCAGATGAACCACCAGCCGGGGCTGACCAGGCAGGAATAGAAGCCACTGATCCTGGCTCCCTGATGGGTGGCGGCCCCGCTGGTTTAAACGCAGACGGGACCATGCGCGGAGTCGCACCGGGTCAGCAAGGCATGGGACCGGGCGGTAGGCCCGACCTACAAATGCTCATGGCTTCCCTGGGCAGCGGTGGTGAGCCGAATCTTCAAGCAGGTGTTTCTCGCAGGCTTCCAATCTAGGAGACAGAAATGGCTAGGAATCAAGACTTAATGGCCGGTATCCGCATGGGTGAGATTGCTGTCTCCTTTGTCGCTAGTGGCGCTTCTTACTCGCCTGACATTGCCGACGACATTACGCGCCGTGCCCTAGATATGTGGCACGGAGCGATTGCTTCGCTTGACGATTTCGACATGTTGGATAACGAGGACGAAGAAGAGGACGAAATCGGACCGCTTCCAGAACGTGAATTGCAGACACCACACATTGTTCATTTTGTAGAGGAATGGGGTGACGACCTTGGCTAGAGGTGGCTATCAGAAGCCGCGTAAACCGGCCCCCGTGTCGAACCCTGGGTCCCTCAGTCGTAGAACAGATGGTGGTCCTGCACAGGTGACACAAGATATGACCGGCCTGCCTTATGGCGAAAACGCCGATTTCAACGAAATGCAGTCAAGTGCACCTTTAGCGGCCACTCCCGGTCCTGCCATGAACTCAAATCCTTCGCAGGCCGGGGGTGGCACTCCATCGACTACTGGATTGTTCTCTCCCTCGCAGCGACCCGAAGAGCCAGTTACTGCTGGCGTTGACTTCGGCCCCGGCATGGGCAACCAACCCATCACTCCTGCCCGACGACTGAGCGACGTGTACGCAGAAATGGCGGCAAAGAATCCTGATAGCGAACTGACCACCATGGCTGCGATAGCACGACGCATGGGGTATTAGGTGGCTAAGAAGGACAAGAAACTCGCCGGGAAGTCTGTTCTCAGTGCCGAGTTCGATTCTTTATGGAACGCAGTAGAGCCTCCGTAACAGTTGGGCGCAGTAACCCTGCCCTGGGGACGCCAGATAATCCTGCCGGTCGCATGAATCAGATGCGTTCGCAGATGACTCCACCCCCGTTGTCGACTGTGGACCCTGCGTTTAACGAAAAGATCGACCGTCTTGATCGGAAAGTAGACACTGCTCGGCAGGCGTACATCCGTGAGAACTTCAACCCTGGTAAGCGCCCCGGCTTCACTCGCATCACCAGCCCCGTGCCGGACGTCGACGACATTCTCGTCGGTCCCGGTGAGTACAACCCTGGCGCTCTGCCTAATGAGTACACCGAAGGCTTCAACTTGCAGGCCCAACTGGACCGCAACCGTGTGGAGCGCGGTGAGTTTGATCCGATAGAGGACGCTGACTACAACGCCATGTTCAACCCTCTCGGTGAGGGTGCGGCGCAGCAGAAACTAGAGCAAGACCTTGAGTGGCTTGAGTCTGAGGGTGACCTGCGCAACCTGTTCGATGACCCGCCGATCACGGCAATGAAGGGTCAGCAGCGCCGCAACGAGTTCATCGCCTCCAAGTACCCGCTTCTTGCGATGGGTTTGGCGCAAGGTAACTACACAGACCGTGAGATGCGCGAGTCAATCAACTTCGCTGTCGCCTTCGATGCCGCCGCTTTCCTGAACAACGTGAACATGACCGACGATCAGGCCAAAGCGTTCTTCGGCCGGATGAGTGAGCCGCAGCAACTGCTGGTTCGTGACATTGCCCAGGCGTGGCAAGAGCAAACCGTTGAGGAAGCCGAGGCTGGCACCCTTCGCGTCACCGATCAGGATTACGCGGATCAGATTGAGCAGTATCGTGCCGACGTAGTTGAGGACTTAACGTCCGGCCCCGAAGGGGGCTTCTCCCCCACCAAGTGGATGATCGGTGAGGTTGCCGAGCGTAAGGCTCGCAACGACGTCATCGGTCAGCAGGACACCGGTAACACGGTCATTACCAACACCAAGTACCTGTGGAACTGGACCGCTGGCTGGGCGTTCGACGTAGTTTTCAACCAGACCAACGAGTTCTTGCAGCAAGCAGCACGCGCTGGCGCACTCGCAGTCGACTCACTACCAGACATTCCTGGCGTGACCGGCCCCGATATGGGTTACAACGTCGGGTTCTCTAATGCGTGGGCCATGGCCAAGTTGGGTGCCATGGACCCGAAGATGGTCGCTGAGATTTCTGCCAAGTACGGCAAGCGCAAGACCGATATCGCCGTCGAAATCATGCAAGCCCAAGCCGAGGGTGACACGACACGCCTGCCAGAAATCCTGATCGAACTTGGGAAGCAGGCGCAAGAAGGCGACACGCAGGCGGTCGAACTTATGGAGTGGCTTGGTGTCACTCAGTTCCCGGGCGGTGACGGTTACGTAGAAGCGATGCAGGTCTTTGACGAGTTGCAGTTCGCTCGCACCGGCAACACAGGCAACATTCTCGCTGTCGGATTGTATGGGCAACCGTCGGCCGAGGATCGGCTAGAGCAGGGACAGTCCCTTACGTACAAAGCGGTGTCCACGATAGGTAACGTCGCTGGATACGCCCTGGACCCGCTGCTGCTGACTGGCCCCGTCAAGACAGCGATGACGGCACGTTACGGACTGTGGAAAATCCTTTCCGCAGAGGCTCGTGGAGTGAACCGCGCCGAAGAGTTCACCTCCATGTGGCAGCAGCGTGCGGTACAAAACGCTTTCAACAGTCTCGGTGGTGACCTGCGAGCAATCAACCAGGCTGGTGTCTCACGCGCTGGTGAGTTGCGTAAGAGCGTCGAAGCGCGGTGGAAGCGTTACTTCCGTCCCGAGGCACTTGACGATATGCGCCTGTACATGAAAGAACTCGGTGACGACGCCTACACACCCGAGGCTTTCCGTGACTACTTCATGGAGAACGAGAACCTGGTGCAGTTGGTTGTCGGTCAGCACGCTCGCCGTCGTCGTCAACTGGTCGTCCCCCACATGACGTCAGCCACAGTGCTGGCCAAGAAGATGGGTATGGCGGCGCGTGGCTTCACGTACACACCAGAGTCCGCGTACCAGTACGTCGACGAACTGGTCGGCCCGGGTTACACAAACTCCATGCCCGAGGAAGGTGTGCAGGCTCTCGCTAAGGCTCTTGCCGAGGCAAGCGAGAACGGCGACGAGATAGCACGCATCCTGGGTGATTTCGTCTGGGTCGACGGACAGATGGTCCGCTCATTCACGGGCACAGCATTGAAGGCGAATAAGCGCATCGGCGCTCGCTACGGCTGGCGCACTAAGGGCGGATTCCTGGCTTCCCGCCGTTGGTGGGAGCGCAAGCGCCGGATCGGTCAGCGTATGCCCATGCAGGGTGGTCCTATCTGGACTGCCGATGGACGCCATGCCAAGCGCGTAGGTGACTTCCTTGAGTGGGCTGGTATGCCCCGCCACTTCGCTCGCGGCGTCGAACTTATCTGGGCTGATAAGGCGACGACCGGTGCGCAGCGCACACAAATGCTGCCCGGGATCATTGAGCAGGGCTTGAAGGCGAGAGGCATAGATCAGGTTCCTGGTGGCAATGATGTGCTCGCCCGGTTCGCTGGCATCCCTCGTGAGGACCAGTACTCGCCTAAGTTTTTTGACGGTTTAGCCGAGGACGCCCGACTGACGGAGCAGTTTAAACAACAAATACGTCAGTCTTTCGAGTCCGAGCGTGCGCTCCGTTTCGGTGAGATGGGGCGCGAAGTCAACCAGTATCAGGTTGGCGACGAAGTTTTCATGTGGGACAAGGATGCCGGTCAGTGGAAGTCGATGACCGTTGCCACGGTGACAAACCGTGGTGGGGTGCGTTTAAAGGGCACCGGCGACAAGACGATTAGTAAGGACCTTCTTCTTCCGCAGTCTGGGAACTACCCGAACATTCCCCCGCCGCTGCGTTTGAGTGATGACGAGATTGCGAGTACACTTGATGATTATGTCAAGCAATGGGATGCCACAGCCAAGCGAGCCGACAAGTCAGCAACCAACAATAAGACTGACGAAGGAAGAGCAAAGGCAACTCAACGAGGTATTGATGCGCGGACGCGAGCCGCAACGGTTCGACTACGACAAGATTATGGACGAACCTACGATGAAGTCTGGATTAGAGATGGAGCAACAGGGCTACGAGTTCTAGGTGAAACTGAGGTAAATGTTGTTGCCCGTTTCAACCCTGACCCTGCTGCAAACGCATATCTCCCCTTCGACCTAGTTCCTTTCAACGAGATTGATGACGTTCAAGCATTCATCGGGTTCATAAGCAGCGCGAAAGCGAACAATCCTTACGGTGCGGCTGTCACTATCTACTCGGCTGACGAGTATGCGGGTGCACGCTTCTTTGTAACCGACGATGGTCTATCGGGATTCGCCCTTCAAGGTAATGACGTTATTAGTGTCTTTAAGGCCCCGGCCAGTACTGCTGAGCAATTCTCAATCTCTGCGATGACGCTGGGAGTTAAAGAGGGTGGACGTAGGGCTGATTCTTTCGCCACGGTCCTTCCGACTTTCTACACCCGCATGGGCATGTATCCAGTCGCTCGTGTTGCGTTCGATGACGAGTACGCTCCCCCGGGTTGGGATTACGACACCTTTGCCCGATTTAACGACGGTCGTCCCGATGTTGTGTTCTACGCATATGACGAATCGTTCGCAGGTATTTACGTCGCTGATGACGTGCCCCTGGTGTCCTCTTACGAACGTGGGCTTGCGGTTCAGCAGCGTGCGGTTGAGGCTCTAGCCCCCGCTCCGGCCCCCGCACCCGTTTCCTTCGCTGATGAACTAGAGTCGACCCTTGCCCGCATGGATGCTGAGGAAGCGGAGATACGGCGGCTGAATGAGGAGTTTCAATCCCAGCCGCAAGTGGAAGTACCCGAACTGGTTTTCCCCCGTGGCTCAGCGGTCACTGACGAAACTGGTCGCTACTACTTAACGAAGGCGAACAACCGCTTTTACATGACTCGCCTTGACGAGGCGGGTGAGCCGACTGATGAAGTCATTGGAAGCCCATTCCGCACTCGTAAGGAGGCCGTGGCAGGGGCGCAGACGGACGCTCAGGTGCGGGCACGAATGGAGGCCGAAGCCGCTCCCGCTGAACTTCCAGAAGAAGCGGCCACCTTCCGCATTAGCAGTGACTACCTGTCCGATGCTATCGCTCGTGACCTAATCGACATTCCTATGCCCGAGGGTGCAGGCAGCACCGTGTCTGTCACCTTAACTCGCGCTCAAGTTCAAGCACTCTTGGATGACGTTACGTATTACCTGGACGAGGCAGAGATAAAACTTCGGGCGTCCGACAAGAAGCAGTTGCAGGGTGTGCAGAAGAAACTGCTAAAGGCTCGTGGAGATATTGGTGACGTGGAGGTTGCCAATAGTGAGGAAATCACTCGCAGGCTTGATGCTGCACCAGTTGCTGATGAAGTCGATGACGCTTTTGATTTCGCTTTTGCCACAAAGGAACTAGAGGCCGCGCAGAGTTACGGAAATAACGTTCATGCGGTACGGCCTGTCGGACAGATGGAACACGACCGATTCTTGGGTAATGAGCCTGGAACTGATTTTATGTCGCGTGAGGGCTTTGAGGTCATTGGTGATATTGAAGATTTGCCCCCCGAGGTTCTTAACGATCCTGACATATTGTTCCACGGTTCGGATAGGTCCTTCCGGCCCGGGCAGATCATCATATCGCAGAACCAACGATTCCCCGGGGCGGCAGCCGCGCCTGTCGTTCCTGACCGCGCAACCTTTGCGACACCAGATATTGATATGGATGTTCGTCGCCAGGTTGGTACGGCATTAGCCAAGTTCCGTGACTCCGTGGACAGCGGTCGCATTGACCCGAGCCTGTCCGTTGGTGGCAACCACAACGCTGTCGTGTTCGGTCAGACCACGAACCAAATGGCGTTCCCGAACATCGCCGCCATGGACGCCTTAGCGCGACGCGAATCAACCTTCGCTGCCCTGCTGGGCAACAACAATGCGGTTGGGTGGGCCACTGACTGGTGGACCCTCGGCACGCTTGCTGGCCCCCGGTTCCAGTTGCGTTCTGGTTTTGAAGATATTGGCTTCTACCTGCTAACTGGCGGGAACCTGGGCGACCTTAAGACTGGTCGACAAATGTCGCAGGCCATACGTAAAGGGTCGATGCGGACGAAAGCCCAGGGTCGCGCAGGGTTAGTTGGTAAGGATCGCGTGTACCGGGAGCCTAAGTATGACGCTGATGGGAACCCGGTACCTGATGAGGCTGATCGTTCGCAAAAACTTGGCATTGTTAAGTCAGGCACATACAGCCTGGTAAAGGCTCTTTCTAAGGTTTTCAAGGGTAAAGATTACGACGCTTCGGTCGACGTCATGGCTGCGTTGATTACGAACAACGCAACCCCGGCTCAGTTGAAGGCCGCTGATGAAGCGGTCGCTGCTGGCGACAGGACGAAACTTGCGGCGTTGATCGGGACTATCTGGCTTCGTAGCCGTTTGCGTGGACACCCGTACTTCCAGAAGTTCTTTGGCAAAGAAGAACTATCTGACGAGGCTGTGAAGGCTCTTGAGTACTTAGAAGATTCGGTCATCTTTAACGACACGCTGCGTGCCATGGATGAGGTTTCTGAGACTGCTGGCCACTTGTTTGATGGTGCTCCGATTGCGCCCGTAGATGGTCGCATCCCGGTCGGTCACCTTTATTGGGTGAAGCCCAAAGAGGGAAAGCCTGGTCATTGGGAGAAGCGCGTCAAGACGGAAGCCGGTTGGCAAAGCGTCCGCATGACCGGGGGTGCAGACGAGGTTCGGGCGTGGTTCAACGGAATCGCGCAAGCCATGCCTTTGTCTGATGGACCCAAGGCGACCGCCGCTTTGCGCAGACTGCCTGCCTACATCAAGGCCGTCAGGGAAGGTGACATAGAGGCTCAGCAGGGAATCATTGCTGAGATAGCCAGCGTTATTACCCGTCAGCAGCGCCTCGCTGACGATGGTGTCGGTAACTGGCCGTACCTAACGCAGATGACCATTGGTTCATCGGAAGGTGCTACTGCCCTTGCGCAAGCAACCATGGACAACTTGCGTGCATGGTTCGGTACGAAGAACGGCAAACTGAATCGCGCCTTGTACAACAGGGTCCGGTTCACTACCGAGGTCGATGGTCAGCAGGTCACGGCTTGGGGAATCCGTGACGGTGACGAATACCTGATTGACGATAACTTCCTTGCACAACTGGTAGGTGACGGGTTCGCTCCCGACCAGATCATTATGAACACTGAGAATGCACAGGGTCTTACCCAGACCACAAGCATTTCTCAGTCCCTGTGGGGTGCGATGGGTCGCAGCCTCGCTCGCATGACTCGTGAACCAATCTTCATCGGCAACTACATTGATGCTCGCAAGGTGTTGCAGCCGCTTGAGGATCAGATGCGTCAGCGTGCAATCGCCGCCGGTATGACCGTTGATGAGGCGACTGTCGCTTCTAAGCAGTGGGCTACTGAAATGGCCACCGAGCGTGCCTTCTTCGCCACTCTTGATTACGTTGATAATCCGGCTATCCGTAGCCACCTGGCTTGGCAGGTCCGCAACGTTGCTCGCTTCTACCGAGCACTGGAGGATTTCTTCCGTCGCACACAGCGAGCAGTGCGCAATGAGCCGTCCAGCATCGTTAAGGCCGCTGTTGCTTGGCGTGTCATCGACAACAGTGGACTGTTCTGGCAGGACTCTTACGGGGACAAGTACTTCATTTGGCCTGGTTCACCGCTGGTATTCCGTAGCCTGAACTGGTTTATGAACAACGTGTTCGACCGTAACGGTATGTACACGGATTCAATGCCTGCCGCTTACAGCAGCGGGGTCACGAAACTTACTCCGTCAACTGACCCCAATGCGGTGTTCCCGACGTTCAGCGGCTGGTACGCCACCATCGCGGCGATGCCGATAGTCATTGCCGCCGAGGGTCTATTCGGTATTGACCTTCGTGACGAACTGTTTGGCGAGTACGCGGACAGGGAGGCTAACCCGCTGATTGCGGCGGTCCCGCCTCATGCCCTGCGTGCAGCGCAGTTGGCCATGGAGGTCGACGACTACTTCGCTTCGGACCCCGAGCAGATTCGGGACAGCCTTGACCGGTTGGGAACTGGCATTGATGGGGCTAAGTACAGCGCCACTATGTCAACGATCCAGGCCGCTGCTGCGGCCGGATGGTGGGATGAGAGCAAGTCTTGGGAAGAGCAGGGCATTGATCGGGATGACCTGCTGCGCAGGATCGACCGGACTTCCATCTGGGTCATGGCTCTCAAGACTGCCCTGTCCCCCGTGATTCCTGCGGCTCTCAAGATGGAGACGCTCAGTGGTAGCGACTTCGCCAGAAGCCTGGGTTACACGGACCTACGGCAGGAGTTCATTGCCTTGCTCAAGGCGACCGGTGATAAGGACCAGGCGGTAGTCCTGTGGATGCAGATGCACCCCGACGGTAAGTCGCCATACGTGGCCACCGTCAGTAAGGGTGCACCTACGGAGAACTCAGGCTCTTGGTTGAGTTTCCAAGAGACGCATGAGTTCATCCAGGAGCATCAGGAGATTGCTGACGAGAACCCCTTGGGTCTTAGTTTCTTCGCTCCGCAGAAGGGCACGACTACTTTGCGTGGCTTGGAGACGTTGCGTGTAAACGACCTGATTGCGCAGGGCACACCTCTTACGTACCTCGAAAGAGTGCTAACTGCGGAATACAAGTTGGTTCGGGATGTGAACCGTGCTGCCTACGACCGGGATTACTTGAACGAACTGGTCAAGCCAGAAGTTTGGCAGGCAACGAACCGGGCACTCAAAGAGCAGTAACCCCTAGAGCAGGGCGGTAAGCAGACGATCCAGGTTCCTAGTGCGGCTCAGTGGGTGTACGGCGGGGCTGAGTACGAGAACACTGCCGTGGCTCGTATGCGTCAGGCTGGTCAGGCTCTTGAGGACAAGGGTGTCTTGCGGAGCGAGCGAGACAAGGACCTCATGGAACTTATCTCCGTCAACGAGTACATGTATCAGAAGTTGTTTCCGAAGATTGACTTCAACAAGCAGTACGACAAGTTCGCACAAGAAGAGCGAGCAATCTGGAAGCAGACGATCACGGACTATGCCGCTAAGTATGGGGATGACCGTCAGATGATGAATGCGATGAAGGCTATGACTTTACACATTGGTGCCGCTTGGCCGTCTGAGATTGAAGAGGCTGCGTAGTGGCTCCTGGACTTGGTGACGATAGGAAGAGTGCGGCTCAACGCATCATTGAGCAGAACCAGAATCGTGGTATTCGGCCCAACCCTGTTGGTGTAGCGCCGGACGCTTACAACCAGGCTGCGGCGCGTTACTTTGCTGCTAACGCCGAGGACCCGGTAAGCGTGTACGGCACGAACGTCGTTAGCAGGGGCAGGTTCTCTGACTACATTCCCGGCGCAGCGCGTTCGCGCTATGAGCAGAACGCCTACCAGAGTGTGGGTGCGGCTGAACTTAAGTGGTTCGACATTGTGAAGAACCCGGTTGCGATGGAGCAGTTGAGGCAGGTTTACAACGTCCGTTACCGTCAGAAAGCGGATTACAAGCCGTCTCAATCGCAGTTACAGAACATGTACTACCAGGCGATTGGCCAGGCTGCTACACCGGAGGCTGTCGCTGCTGGTGTGACGACCGCTGACGTTCTTCGTGCGTTCGGCACTTATGACATTTTCGGTCAAGAGCCTGCCGGTAGCACTGGTGGTGGTCCGACGTCATTCGTGACGCACGCCAACGAGTCTGACGTTCGTGCTTTGGCTGACAGTTTGGCTCAGGAGATGATCGGCCGGACCATTACGGACAAAGAGTTTAAACGCATGTACAAGCGTGTCCGTAAAGAAGAGATGGAGTCTCCGCGCACTACTCGCATTGAGGGTGGTGTCCAGGTCACTGAGACTGGAATGACTGACCTTGAGCGTCAAGAGGTGTTGCAGGAGGTCCTTCGGGAGAAGCCTGAGTGGGAGCAGTACCAGATGACGACGGGTGTCCTTGACGCTATGAACAACGCAATCCAGGCGACGGGGGTGCTTGACAGTGGCATTTAGTACACCGGCTCCCGTTGAGAGCATGAAGAACAAGGAGCGTCAGAAACTTAAGGCTGAGTACCAGTGGTGGTACAGCATGGCTGAGAATGACGAGTCTGGTTCTTTCCGTCGACTGCTGGATGAGTTCAGGGAACTCCTGACCAATAAGAAGAACCCCCTTGCTTTCAGGACTGCCGAGGCCGCTTCCGCTTGGCTTGAAAAGGAAATCCTCACCAACGAGTGGTGGAAGGGTTTAAACGAGCAGGAGCGGAAGTCTTATCGTCAGCAGTACAACCCGGCTACTACTGAGCAGTACCTGGATAACGTCTCTGACCGTAGCGATCTGATCGCTGATCGTGCTCGTGTTCTGGGTTTCCAGATTCAACCGGACAAACTCAGTGAACTGGCTACGCAAGCACAGCGTGAGGGTTGGACTGCTCTTGAGGTTGATGCTGCCTTGCGTCCAATGGTCGCGGAGCAGTTGACAGCCAGTGCAGAGAACGAGGGCTTCACCGGAACTTTGGGGACCGCAGCAGCGGAACTCACTAACTGGTCCCGGCGTAATGGGTTTGAGGTAGATCAAGAGTCCGCTGACCGGATGCTGGCTTCTGTCGCTTTCGGTGACAAGACCTTGGATCAGGTCAAGCAGGAGATGCGAACCCAATACATGTTGGGTGCGTTCCCGGGGTGGGCTGAGCAGATTAATGCTGGCATTGATATTTATGACCTCGCTTCCCCGTACCGTGCGGTGGCGCAGAAGATGCTGGGTCGATCCGATATGGCGATGAATGACCCGATCATGCAGGAGATGATGCAGTCGCAGGGTGCCGACGGCACCTGGAAGGCTCGCCCCCTCTGGGAAGCCGAGAAGTTCATTCGTAACACTGACGAGTGGCAGAAGTCTGATGACGCTGCCGCCACTTACACACGTGGTTTAAACGCGGTTAGTCGCATCTTTGGATATGGGTGATCTGAGTGGCTTTAACGCAAGCACAGATAGACGAGAATTACGCGAACGCTGAGCGCGTAGCGAACATCCACTTGGCTAACGGCAACCCACAATGGGCGCATCAGCAGCATCTCTACATGCAAGACCTTGTTCGGCAAAGCCAAGAGTTGCAGCGGAGGAACGCACCTCCCCCGCCGCCTCCCAATGGCGGGAATTCTGGCGTGACCCAGCAGGACGTGCAGAACGCCATTAATGCGGCCCTGAACCGTCAAGCGCAGGACGAGACGAACCGAAAGAACCAGGAAGCAAAAGCCATTCTGACTGCTCGCCTTGGCGAGTGGGGTGGCATGGAGGGTTTGATCGACGATCTTGACCGGCTCATCAAAGAGTGGGGCAACAACATTGAGGTAATTGTTGCGAAACTCCCTGAGACGGAAACGTACAAGACTCGCTTTAAGGGGCTTATCGACTTGCGTCGACAGGGCATAACGGATATTTCCAACGAGGTTGAGTACTTGAGCCTTGAGCGTGAGTACCGTTCCGTTTTCCGTGAGGCAGGGATGCGTGACTTCCTTGGCACCGATGGTACGCAGGCTCAGTTTGATTCCATCGCTGAGTTGGTTGCTGATTACAGCGTCAGCGTTGCCGAGGTTCGGGAGCGTGTAAACGACGCTGCCCGGGTTATCGCTGATACGTCAGACGAAACCGTCAACGCTTTGCAGGAGTTCTACGGGATCGACACGGCGACCCTGACTGAGTTCGTCCTTGATCCTGTTCGCACTCAAAACAAGATCAATCGCATGGCTAATGCTGCTCTGCTGGGTGGGGCTGCTGGCCGCAGCGGTCTTGACATTAACCGTGAGGCGGCAGAGACAGTTGCCTCACTGTCCGACAATCAGGATGCTCGCGTAGGAAACTACACGCAGCAGTTCACTGAGGCTTCCGCTATCCGTGACGCCACGGCGCGTCTCGCAAACATTGAGGGCAGTGACCTCAGTGACAGCGAGGCTCTGCTCGCTGGCATGGATTTGGATACAGAAGCCAAGAAGAAGGTGCGGGGCTTGCAGTCCCGTGAGCGAGCGCGGTTCGGCGGCTCGTCAGGTATTTCTTCTTCATCTCTATCTACCAACCGAGGGTAGATAGTCAGGGCGAGAACATTGGAAAGAACCCGGTTCAGGACCCCACGAGGGTAGGCCGGGTTACGTGGGTTCGATTCCCACCTCGTCCACTCCGACTTAGACCGACCGGCCCTAAGCGTGTAGTAGTCCGGTAGTCAGAGCCAACGGCACTCCCCCAGGTGTTTGTTGTGGCTGGCGATTCACATAGAGATAGGGAGTAACACCGTGTCAGAGAATGACGATTTCGATATTGACAGCCTGGATGACGATTTGGGCAGTGATGTTGTTCGACAACTGCGTAAGGCTTACAAGTCTAAGCAGAAAGAAATTGAGCAACTGCGCAAGCAGGTTGAAGAGTTTTCAACTGCTAATCGAAACAGTGTCATTGAAGGCACACTGACCGCGAATGGCTTGGATGCTCGCATGGCGAAGTTCATGCCAGCCGAGGTAGTAACTGCTGATGATGTTACTGCGTGGCTCAACGAGAACGCTGACATTCTCGGCATTAGTACGGGTGATCCTCAAGAATCTTCTGAGGAAGTCCAGGCCGCCAGTCGTATGGCTGACATTACTTCTCATGCTCCTGCCGCTAGTGCGGGAGACATTATGAGTCGTATCGACTCTGCCAGTTCCCCCGAGGAATTGAATGAGATTTTGTTCGGCAATCCGAATGGTCCGGTCAAATAAACCAATCACTACTAAACCCTTTAAGGGGGTGAATCGCAAGAATGGCTGACAATTTCATCGACTCAGCAACTAACTCCGGTGCGTCCATCAAGACTCCGCCGACGGTTAGTAGCACGCTCGCAGCAGGTGGATCGGGCACAGGCTTTGACGACCTGGTTGCGCGTGCATATGACAAGATGGTTGATTTCCAGTTGCGGTCCCAGGTCGTATTTAGGGACCTCGCTGACAAGCGTCCGGTGCAGCAGGCTATGCTTGGTTACGCCGTGACGTTCTCGCTGTACAACGACCTCGCGAAGGCTACGACTCCGCTGGCCGAGGTAACTGACGTTGATGCGGCTGCGCTGGATGACGTTGACCAGGTGAGTGTTGTGCTCAAGGAGTACGGCAACGCTGTGGTTAACACTCGGTACGTGCAGGAGACTGCCTTTGCCGATATCGACCCTGCTATCGGAAACATCATTGCGTTCAACATGATCGACAGCCTTGACTCGGTTGTGTCTGCGGTTCTGGACGGCGCTGCTGCCGGACAGACTGAGGACCTGAACGCCGACGTCATCACGGGTACTTCTATCCGTAAGGCTGTTGCCAAGTTGCGTGGCGACAATGTTGTTCCGCGCCAAGGCTCGCTCTACGCGGCTTACATGCACCCTGACGTTGCGTTCGACCTTCGCAACGAGACTGGTGCACTGTCCTTCGAGGACATTCGTAAGCACACCGAGCCGAATGTCGGCGCTATCCTCGAACAAACCACGGGCGTTTTCGGCGGAACTTACGTTGTCGAAACCTCCCGCGCACCCATGGCTACGGGCACGGGTCCCGGTGGTGAGGACGAGTACAGCACGTTCGTCATTGGCAACCAGGCGCTCGCAGAGGCGTGCGCCGTGGAGCCGTCCGTGAAACTCGGTCCGGTTGTGGATCGACTTTCTCGTTTCCGGCCTATCGGCTGGTACTCGGTTTGCGGGTGGTCCTTGTATCGCACTGAGGCGCTTCGCAAGATCACGTCGGGTTCGACGATTGCGACTAACGCAACGTAATTCCAGTGTATCACACGGGAGGGGTCGGCTTCGGTCGGCCCCTCCTGCGTTACGGAGATTTAGTGAAGATTCTTAGCACTCCCAAAATTACTGAGAAGTACGCGAACGACGCTTTGTTCGGCGTACTTATCACCACCGAAACTCCTAAGACATTGGTTATTGAAAGTGGCGTCGGTTCGCTGGTGTCATTCCCTTCCGCTGAGCGACTTCGACTCGCGGACTCGTACTACCTGGGTGGTCACCGTCACGAGTTGACGGATGCGCAGGTGACAGAGATTACTGCCGCAGGATTCAGTGCCTACATTGAGGACGTTTAAACGATGAGCAAATGCAGGACTGGTTGCCCTACTCAGGATTGTGGATCGTGGGGTGCTTGCGCTCGTAACGCCAACATGCGTATCGCGGGTGAGACGGCAGCGAAAGTAAACAAAGACTTGAACAGTTACGCCTACGCGAAGTCTATTGGCTTGCAGCCGGAACGGTCTACGCATGAGGCAAGCATGGCGGCCATTAGAAGGGCAGGAGCATGACGACAACCTTGGGTGACGTGGTTGACTCCACCCTCTTGTACCTGTCTGGGTTTACCAACCAACAAGATCAGTCGACGTATCTTCTGGGTGGTTTAAACACCACTGACTTGACGGCTTCGATTAATGACGCATCGGGTATTTCTCGTGGTGTCGTGGAGATTGGCTACGAACTGATCCAGGTTGACAATGTTGACCGCGCTTCGCAGACCATGACTATCCCCCCGTACGGCCGTGGCTTCCGTGGCACTGACGCTGCCACACACGCGGCTGGCACGCGAGTGGTTTCATCCCCGCAGTTCCCTCGGTTCAGTGTCCGCCAGGCCGTGAACGACAGCATCAGTGCTGTCTACCCTGATCTGTTCGCTATCACTGACGAGTTCTTGACGGCTGACCCAACCAAGGTGAACTTCACTTTGACGAACACGAATGCACGTCACGTGCTTCGCGTGGCGGGTAAGCAGGTTGGCCCGTCTCTTGAGTTTGTTCCCATTCGTAAATATGAACTTCGTCCGTACACGTCTGGTGGTCCGGCTTTGAGTCTGTACGAGCAGCCGGTCCCCGGCCAGCAGATTCACGTCCGTACCGCTGGTCCCCCGCAGCCTTTGTCAGCAGACACTGACCTGTTCAGTGCTACCGGCTTACCTGATAGTGCGATTGACGTTGTGCGCCTTGGCGCTGCGTACCGGATGGTCCCGTACTTGGAGACGCCACTGGTTAGTGGCTTGAGCGCAACCGCTGATCTTGCGGCGAACATGCGTCCTATTGGCGCGGGTGAGCGCCTTGGTAAGTACCTGCTCGGTTTGTACCGGACGCGCCTTGAAGAGGTCCGTCGTCAGCAGCAGGCAGAGAACCCGATCCGCGCACATTACGAGAGGTAGATATGGCGCAGGCACGTTACTACTCATCGACGGCGAGAAAGACCACGCTTGTCAACTCAATCAATTCGACGGACACGTCGATCACTGTTGCCTTGGCGTCTGGGTATCCGACCAGTTATCCGTTCACAATCATCCTTGATAAGGACACGGTGGATGAAGAGTTGGTTGAATGTACCAACGTCTCGGGGACCATTCTAACTATTACTCGTGGCGTTGATTCCACTACTGCTGTCGCTCATTCTGCGGGCTGCCAGGTGGAGCATGGTTTCAGTGGCCGTGATTTCCGTGAGTCCCGCCAGCATGAGGACTCAACGAACAATGTTCACGGCCTCGCTCTTACATCGAACGTCGTGGGTGAGACTGAAACTCAAACGCTGACGAATAAGACGCTCACGTCTGCGACTCTCGGTGGCGACCTTGCTGCTGGTGCGAACAAGATCACCGGACTTGGTGATCCGGTTTCGGCGCAAGATGCTGCCACTAAGAACTACACGGATACCGCCGCCACTAGCCAGGTGGCTCAAGCCACTACGCAGGCCACGAACGCTGCTACAAGCGCGACCGCTGCGGCTACGAGTGCGACAAATGCAGCCACGAGCGAGACTAACGCTGCAACGTCGGCAACTAACGCTGCTACGTCGGAAACTAATGCTGCCACTTCCGCGACGAATGCGGCTACGAGCGAGAG